CGATGCGAGCGGAGAACACGGCTGTGGCGGTGTTCGTCTCAAGAAGGAAGAGCGACGCCCACACGAGCCAAGTGCCCGCGGTAAGCGAGACTTCGGGGCCGCCGTAAAACGTGTTGGCGTTGACCATCGTCACGTCGCCGGATAACTGGGCAAAAGCCGAAGTCAGGCTCACCTTGTCCGAGGTCACCGCCGCATCGGCAATGCCGCCCGTGGGAATCTGCAGGCCCTTGCCTGAGGCGTGGGTGTGCTCATCGAAGTCCTGGCCGAGCTTCGCTATGTCCGTCCGGTCGAAGGCATCGCCATCTGCCGTGGCGTACGACCAGTCGCCGCCATAGTTGCTGTTGGCTGTTCTCGTCACAGGATCTGCTCCAGTTGGCCGTATGTAAAGGCTTCGAGGGCCGCATAACTGCCCAGGGATTCGAGGTACCCGTAGGTGCTTGCCGTCACTGGCCCAACCGTCACCGTTTCCTCGTTGTCGGCCAGGAACACCGTCTCCGTCGAACCACCTAGGACGACCGTCTCGGTATTGCTGGCCAGCAGAACAATCTCGGACCCGGCCATCTAGGAGCCAAACGCCGGAAGAATCTCGAACGGCTTGGTCTGCACCTTCCGCGGCTGGCTGGAGATGGTGATCACGGTCTCCAAGAGCCAGGTGCCAGGAGTGTTCACGTCATCGGCGACCGGGGTGTAAGTGAATTTCCCATTGCCCGCGTCCGTGATGGCGAAGTTGCCAGAGGTCAAAGTCTTCTTCGGGGCGTTGGAGCGGACGTCATGGAGTACGCCCGTGAAGGTGGCGCCCGTGATGTCCACAGGCGAGCCGTCTGGCTGCTTGACGGTGATCACCCACGCTGGGCGCGTTGAACCTGCCACGATGGGCCCTAGAGGCACAGGCGAACCCTCCCGAGGGTGAGCTAGGCGACTTGCACGGCGGTCACGACCACGTCGCCCATCGCTCCGCCAACGGAGTCGAGGGCGCGGGCAGTGTCAGCCGCGTTGAGGAAGAGCACGCCGTCAATGAGGCGGCCCTGGTACTTCATGGCGCGAGTGCCGGAGCCGAATGCCGCACCCGTCAAGAAGTCTCGGATCGAGTCCACGGAGATACCCAGCAGATCACCGAGATCCAGCGCGCTTAGGTTGTTCTCGGCGGCAATGACGAACTCGAACCTCCGTAGAGGCGCGTCGCTCAGCGGCCGGACCGCGTAGCTGTTGCCCACGGCCAGGATGGCAGGGCTGCTGCTTGCACTGGTGGTCACCAGAGAGATCCGTCGCCCCAGCACCCGAGAGGAGGTGCCACGCGGGTACTTCTTGACCGCGCTGTCGTAGACGGGCTCGTCCAGGGTCTGCCAGCCTTCACCGTCGTAGAGGTTGAGCCACGCCTGCACCGAATCGCCGGGGCTTGTCTCGCGGAAGGTGATCGCCTCCGTCAGCCACGCTTTGGGGTTGACCTGGAAGTTCCCGTGCTCGTCAGGGAAGTACAGGTAGCCCGTGTTGCTGATGTCGTAGAGGTAGTTGGCATCACTGGCCGGGTTGGCGAAGCGAGACAGCACGATGTCGGCAACGTCGTTGTCGGTCGTGCTGATGAACAGGTGGGGAGAGCTGCTGCTGCCCGGATCGTAGTAGGCCATGCGGTTCACGGTCTGGGTGCCGTCGCCAATCGTCGCGAGGCTGCCGTGCCAATCTCGTGCGCCCAATGGATCACTCGCCTTGAGCAACCGGTAGCCGTCTGTTGCGCTGACGCAGGAGTACAGGTGGTACCTGGTGCCCACCACCGCCACATGGCGCCCAGCGCCCCAGGGGGAGTCCCATTCGGGAAGGCTCTCGATGCCGCAGCTCTGCGTGATCTCGAAGCCACTGTCGAAGTTGCCCTGGATGCCCATGAGCATCCCGTTCCACGGAATGTACGCAGCGCCCTTCCAGAAGTTGGAGCCCACCCCATTGCTCGCCACGGGGAAGCTGTGGGCCAACTCCTGGACCGTGATCTCGGTGTCCGTGATGTCCACCGCCCAGACGCTGTCTGTCTTGCAGACCAGCAGCGTGGTGCCAAGCGGGATCAGGTTGGTGATCGTGGTGGTCAACTCCCCAACGGGGATCGCCTCAGACCAGTTCTGTCCGTCCGTCGAGTAGGCGATCGCGCCGCGGCTGCCCACCGCACGAATGTCCCGGACTAAGCGCTCCCCGACGATTGCGAACAAGCTGCTGTAGCGGTAGGTGTCCTGGCTAAAGGTGGCGCCGTCCGTGCTGGTCAGGAACTTGTTGGTGGTGCTGTCATCGCCGACAAACACCGTCTCGACGGGAGTGCGAGCGAAGACATCGAAGTAGTAGTCCTGGCTGTTGCTGGTGGTCCAAGAGCCCCCGCGGTTGGAGCTGACGGCGGAAAGGCCCGCCGCGTAGGTGTTGGAACTCCCACGTCGCCAGCCCATCGTGATAGCCGCCGTGGCACCCGTGCAGTCCAGCACGAGCCAGAACGGCTCTCCTGGGGTGATCAGGTACTGATCATCATCGTTGAACCTGAAGGAGTACACCGCCGCGCTGGTGTCCACCTGCGCCCCAAGGAACGACGCGCTGGTGATGATTTGGTTTGAGGGCTTCCCATCGAGGTCGCCCATGATGCTCAGGCGAACGTCTCCCGCTAGCGTGCCAACCCGGACCAGCTTGACATCGACGCGGCTCAGGTAGCGAAGGGTCGTTTCGTTGTTGACGACCTGCTGAGCAATACGGCTGTCTGAGCTGACCAGTGTGTCAGTCGCCGCATCGCTGGTGTCGCTCTCGATACTGGCCTCCGTGCCGTACCGGGTGAACGAGATCGGGCCAGAGGCCACGGCGCCTGACCCCAAGTCCTCGACCTCGGTCAGTACCCCGCCGCTGTAGCTGGCAATCTTCCGCCCAAGGCAGAGGTACGGCGTGCCGCCTAGCTCGAAGTAGCCACTGAGGGGGCCGCTATCGGCTGGAGCGCTCACCGTGGTTACCTTCGGGCCCTTGACGATCTGCCCGTCTACCCCTGCGTCAATCCCTTCGGCGTAGTAGTACCGGTCCGACTCGGCATCACCCGAGGGAACCTGGATCTTCTTGCCCATGCCGCCGCTGAGCTTTGGCTGGGCGTAGACGCCGGTGATGTTCGGGAGGAAGTTGGCATAGGTGGCTTCCCCAACCTGAACCGCTGGCCTCAGCAGTTCAGGCAGCTCACTCTTGAAGAGGGGCACGCCCGTGCGGAGGTCGCGGCTGAGCTTGAATGGCTGCCAGCCGTTCTTCCCATTGCTGATCTCTAGCTCGTATCTCGCGTCGCCCATTTAGAAGCGCACCCACTCGCCGCGGATAGGCTCTTGCGCAGGCAGGAAGCGAGGTCGAAGCGTGGCCAACTGCTCGGCGGCTCGGCTCATGCGAACGCGCCATTTCGCCTGGTCCTGGGTTGTTCCCTCGATCATGCGCGCGGCGAACTCGGAGACGAACTCCCAGGCCAACCAATCGCGGTAGACCGCGTCCACCGTGCTGGCGTCCGTCGAGAACGCGGTAAAGCTCGTGAAGTGCTCCACGTGCAGGGTGTTGGCTGCAGCGTTGAGCGTTTGGGGCGGGATGCGCATCTTGACGCTGGTGGTGGCTGCCCCGCCGTCGTTCCAGACGGTGGCCGCCAACTCCTGCTCCGTGTAGGGCACGAGATTGGCGGCGTCGAGTAGCCGCAGGTAGACCCGCCTGACATCGTCAGCCACAGGAACCAGGGTGGTGATGTCGTAAACCGCCTGGCTGGTCACGATGGTGACGGCGGTGTGGGTCACTGGCCGCAGGCGGCGCAGCACGTCGTTGAACAGGTTGGTGAGCTGCTGGCCACCATGGATGGCGTTACCCCACAGCTCGTAGGTGTTGGTGCTGACAGGCCCGGTGCTGGAGAAGTCCCGGTCAGGGATCATCACCCCGTCTGAGCGGTTGAACCGCGCCACCTGGCGCAGATCGCCGTCAGACGCCCCGTTCGTCATCCGGAGCTGCGTGCCTTCCACGTTCGTGGGCCACGTCTCGCTGGAGAGGTTGGCCAGGACGGTATCCGTAGCCCGATCCGTAGCCCCGCCGGTGAGCGTGCCGCTCCAGTGCTCGTTCTGGTGGCGCCAGAAGTCGGACTTCAGCTGAAGGGCGGTAATCGTGGCCATGGCTATTCCTCGACGGGCTCCCCGTCAGGTAGCAGGAGCACAACTTCACGGAGGTCAAGCGCAAAGTCCGCCCCCATTGGGAGGCCAGCCTGAAGCGCGATACCACGCAACAGGGCCTGGGTCTCAGGAATCTTGGTCAGTGCCGTGGCCAGAACGTCTGCCACGGCATCTTTGAGCCGCAACTCGCGGTGTTCCGTCATCACGGGCGCTACCACGTGGCGATCGCAACACGCTTCCACGTGTTACTGGCGGTGCAAACGTAGACGAACCCGGTGTCCCAGACGATCGTTCCGATCGAGCCAGACGCGGCGGCGCTGGCCGGGGTCGAAGGGGTCACGATCCGAAGAAAGCCCAAGCTCGTGACGAGGTTCCCGCCAGAGGAGGTGATCCCCCCCATGATGGTGAGGTTCCCGCCGTCACCCAGCGTAAGGTTCGATTGCGCGTTGGTTGAGTCCCGAATCACGAACGTGGACGAGCCAGGGATGATCGCGGCGTTCGCCGTGGCGAAAGTGAGGTTGCCCGTGATCGTCGGGCTGGGCCAGACGTTGGGCTGCCCGCCCGAGATGGTGACAGTCATCAGACGAACCCACCGCCGATGTGCGCTGCGGCATTCACGATGAGGTTGCCGGTGCCCGCGTCTGTCAGCCCTTCCACGTTGGCGACCCCGCCGGGGCCCTTGGTGATGCGCTGCTCCCACGCCTGGCCATTGACCAGTTCGGCGTAGGCCGTTGAGCGCGCCAGGGCGTTCATGCCTGTCGCAGTCACGGAACTGTCAAGTGCCGCGGACACCTGCCAGCGGGTCCAGTAGAGCGGGCTCCCGGTGGGCGGCTTGCTGCCCGGAGAGTCCCCCGTCCCCACCAGTGTGTCCATCTTCCAGTCACTGGGGACGGTCCAAGTGACGTTTCCCGTCTGAGCGAAGGTTGCGCCACCCGAAGCAGTCCCATCCGTGGCCGTGATGTCGGCCCATGTGTTGTCCGACTTTCGGTACTTCACCGTCAGGACCGAGGCCGTGCCGTTGGTGTTGCCGATGATGACGTTCACCCCACGGAACGGCAGATGCGACCCGACGTAGACGAAGTCGAGGTTCGCCGCGGTGTCCCACGAGTTGAGGGTGAGCGCCGTAGCCGTGGTCCCGTCTTGCAGGGCCTGGCTGCCATCCACAAATGTGCTGAGCGCGTTCTGGGTGAACAGCACCTGCAGGTAGGGGTTGATGGCGAAGCGAGCCACTACCGCCGTGGCAAAGTTGTAGGCGGTGAGGAACAGGTGCCGCGCCCCATCCGGGATCTGGACGAAGGCAGCGGTGGTGGTGAGGGCGAGTCCCTTGGAAGCGGAGGCCGCTCGAACTTCGCCGAGCGGCCCCGCAATCACTTCAGTGCTCATCTGATGCTCCTTGAGCTATCCGCCTTACGGTCCGGCTCTCCGGGGTAAGGGGCATCAAAAAAGCCGCCTACTTGGCGGCTTTGGCGGGCGGTTCGGGCTTCTCGGCCTTCGGCGGTTTAGCCTGCTTCTCCAGGGCCGCGAGGCGGGCCAGCACGTTTCCCCCGGCGAGGGCTTCCAGTTCGGCTCGGATGGGATCAGCCATCGTGTTCTCCTTTAGCCCGCGAGGGCGGGGCGGTCACCCCAGACTTCGATCTGGTCCACGGAGAGGGTCTTGCTGGTGGCGCTGTTGGCCCGGACGTAGACCCACGGGGCCAGGGCTACCCCACCCTCCACGTACCCATTTGCGTCGGTGTGGTGGTTGGCCACCAGTTGGCCGTTAAGCCAACAGGCGGCGTTGTTGGTGAACAACTGCACCCGAACGCGGTTCCAGGCGCTGGACGACACGGTGCTAGTGATGGCCGTAACGGCGTCTGGCTGGTTAGACGTTGAGCCCACGGTGTAGAAGCCGCAGGTGGTCGTGGAGCCCGTGTGGTTGAAGTGGAACAACGCCGCGTCGGCCGAGTAGAAGGTTGGCGTGGAGATGTTGTTCACACCGGAGGTGTTGGACGCGGGAACGCCGTCGATGAACCCAATCTCCACCTTGATCTCGGTCAGTGCGGAGGGCTTGAACAGCACCTCCATTCCCGCGAAGCGGTCGCCGTACCAGGTCAGCGGCATGATCAGCGACTCACTGGCGGTCGCGTCGTTAGCCGTGCCTGTGGTCGCCAGAATCGCGCCGCCTTCCTGCACGTTGGCCGCAAAGGCCACCGATGACGCGCCGCCCCCGTTGCCCAGGGCGTAGTTGTCGAGGTTGATGGTGTCGCCCTCGAAGTCGTCGCGGAAGTAGCGCTTCGAATGGGACGCAAAACGCCGCAGGTACTGGTTCAGGGGCGAGTTGGCGGCACCAACGCGCCGCAGGGTGCGCTCTTCCAGGAGCGTGCCTGAACGGGGAAACAGAAGCTCAGCCATGAGGGCTCTCCTTCGTTGAGAGAAACGCCAGGCTTAGGCGCTGGCCGCCTTCATGCGCCGCGAGAGGCGCTTGAGTTCCTTCTCGGTGGGGCGGCGCACACGGAAGTTCGCGGGCGACTCATCGTTCAACCGAGTCAGCTCAATGGGGAACGTCTCGTTGTCGGGGCGAACGAGCGTTGTGTCCTCTAGGCGGAAGAGGTAGTCACCGAAGTGCCCGAGGCGCACCTTTGGGTTCAGGTAGACGGTGAACCCTTCTTGCCGCGCCCGCTCACAGAACGCGAAGTCCTCCGAAAGGAGCACCTTCTTGTTGTTCGGAGCGTCCACCACGAACGGGGTAAAGAAGGGGTAGTGCTCCCAATACTCGTCCTCGTGACAGAGCGGCATGTCCTCGCGCTTCGCCATCTTCTCGAAGACCCGCCGATGGACTGCCATGAAGCCTGTAGCGCCCCACACGATCGGCACTGGCGTGGGGTCGGCCCAGAACTCAATCGGGCGCCCCTTCTCGACCACGCTCGTGATGAAGTTCCTGCGGGGAGAGCGGGTGGTGTAGGCCCCAACCACGATGTCGTGAGTGACTGCTTGCTCGGCGATCTGGATCAGGTCGCGCCAGTCGAACACGATGTCCGTGTCCACCATGAGCATCACGTCCGCGTCGGAGTGGAGGAACCCCGTGGCCGCCCGCCCACGAGACCGCTCAATCAGAGCGTCCCCGTGGATGGGCTTCCAATACATCGGGTGAGGGCTGTTGGTGAAGAACTGGATCAAACTGGTGACGTGGTCGGGCGTGTAGCTCCGCCCGACCGATGAGCCCCAGTAGAGCTTCACGCTGCCTTGGCGGCCTTCCGTGCCGCGGCTGACGCTGCCAGCTTCGCGTCGTTGGCGAGCTGCTTCTCCGTCCGCGGCTTCTTGGGAGCTTCGGGCGCTGGTTCAGGGGCGCTCTCGCGCACCGGAACGACCTGGGTGATGACGGGCGGGGGAGTCGCCACGGCGTGCTGGGCGAACTGGGGAGCTGCTTCGCCGCTGGGGCTATAGGTCCGCGTGGTCTTGGCCGAATTGCCGAACTCGCGGCGGAAGTCCAGGCCCATCGCCTCCCCGAACTTCACCACGTCGTCCACAGTCCAGTCGTGCGTGACCCGCAGATGGCGGCTCAGGTGGAGCGCTTCGCCGAAGGTCTTGTCATTGCAGTCGGGGCAGCGGTACTCCGTGATGGGCATACCCGCGAGCTGCGGGAACACCACGCCTGGGACCGGGCAGTGCTTCGGGTCGTACCAGCGGAAGGCCATCACCTGGCTCACGGGAAACGCCGCCGGGCCCTGAGGATGGCACAGGATGGCGCCCCACTCCCCGTACTGGTCAGGCGTGCCCTGGGCCTCTGGCGTCCAGGCGGGATTCTTCAGGGTGACGCCGAACTGACGGAGGGGAACAAACCCGCGCTCCATCAGGTCGGTCATGCGGTCGCGGTTGTTGCCCGCACGGACGATCCACCCCGCGTACTTGTTCTCGCGCTCTCGCGGCGAGCCCACCTCCCAGCGCTCGGGCTGTCGGTAGTACATGGCGTTCTCGTAGCGCTTGTCGGCTCCGTTGATACGGGCCACGGCCTGGCGCAGGGGGATCAGTTCTTCGTCAATGATCGAGGGAGACATGGTGCCCTTTCAGTCGCGGTGCTCGAAAGCGAGCGCACGGGTACGGATGAACCGGCCCCGGATGTAGAAGTCGGCGTAGCGGTCCTCTTCGGTGTCGCCCACGCGATGACCCACGGCGTTGCCGCCGGTGTCGTTTCGACGGTGCTTCAGCGGGCCGTGGATGAGCATGTCGGCTTCGTCCGTGTAGGGAAGGAAGCCCTGCTTCTCCATGTCGGCCCGGAACTTCTTGGCGAAGTGCACCGCCGTGCGGAACAGCTCTGCATCACGAGGATCAAGCTGCAGGCTGTTGATCTTGCGCCAGCGCCATTGGCGTGGCTGTTCTCCGAGCTTCGATTCCACTGCTCCCCGCTCAATCGGGAAGCGCCCGTTCAAGTCCTCTGGAACGGCAACCTTGCCAGGCGTAAAGACGAGTCCGACCACGGAACCCCCAGGAATGCAGAAGGGGCCCCATTGCTGAGGCCCCTTCGTCACTTGCGCGGAGGTCGGGCGGTTAGGCCGCGGCCACCGCCACGTTGAAGTTGTCGTTCGGAGAGGTGGACGCTGCCGTCTTGGGCAGAATCAGCCGCTCCGCGAAGTTGTAGATCGTGTTGCCGAGCACGGTCCAACCTGTCTCCAGGATGGTGTAGTCGGTGTGGATCTTCACCTTCTGCTGCTGGATCAGAATCACACCCTTCTTGTGGCAGAACCAGCCGTAGGACTGGGCCGCCGCGGCAGGGTTGTTGTTCGCCAGCGTGGACACGTACACGGGGGCCCCGTACACCATGCCCACCTTGCCCTTCTTCTGGGCCTTCTCTGCGGACTCCATGCCCACGAAGTCCGAAGAGGTGAACGCGCTCATCTTCAACAGCGCCGCGTGGATCGCGGGGCTGGCGTAGAAGAAGCGCCCGTCCTCGGGCACGTCGGCATCGTCCAGGTACTGCTTGGCGCGGATCAGGTCGTCCACCGTGGGATCGACACCGAGCGTGCCCACCACCTGGGAGAAGCTGGACGGCAGCGAAGCCAGACCGCTGGTGGCGTCACCCTCGATGAACGAGGTCAGCGCGTAGGCGATCTTGTCGGTCTTGTGGGACCGAATCTCGTACTTCGCCTGGAGCTCCAGAATGTCCTCAACCAGGAACGCGCAGTAGGCGTGCAGGTTGATGGTGAGGGACTGCTGGGTCTCCGTGACGTTGGAGAGGGTCGCCGTGGTGTCGGTGGCCTTCATCCGAACCGCCAGGTTGGCGTCGTCGTTGATGCGGAGAATGTCGCCGTGCTTCATCTGGCTCTCGTAGCGGCGGTCCACGAGGTCCAGGAGGACAGTCTTTGCCTCGACGGCGTCCTCGATTTCGTTGCTCCAGGTCTCCTGAATGAAGTTGGCCCCGGAGGTGACGTTGAAGGTGTTAACGGCCATGGTGTGGGCTCCAATGGCCGGCGAGGACGGAGGGCTTAGCCTCCGGCTGCGCGGGCCATCATCTCATCGATCTTTCGGCGGCCCTCTGGCGTCTTACGCAGCTCTGCCCGCAGTGCGGAATCGCTGTTGTAACGCTCAAGAGTGAGGGCGCCGTTCGGTGCGCCACCGCCCCCGAGGGGAACGGCGACGTTCTTCAGGGCCTCGTTCGTCATCTGCGTGGCTTCGGCCTTCGCTCGATCGGGAAGCTGCTTCTTCAGCTCTTCCGCCACACGCTTGCTGACGAGGGTTTCGATGCCCTGATCGCGGACCCATGCCTTGAACTGGGGAAGCGTCTTGCTGTTGAACGCCTTGGTCAGGCCGGCTCGGTCGGACTCCCACAACGCGCGGTACTCGGGGGTCTCGTGGAACCCGTCGTTGACCAGGGCGTTGTGTTTCTCGCGGATCGCTTTGGAGGGGACGCCTGGCTCATCGTCGTCATCGTCATCCGATGAGTCCGCCACGGACTTGGTGAACTGGAGGGCAGCCTCGGCGTCCTCTTTCTCCACGATGTCCTTGGCGGTGAGCTTGGTGTTCTCGCGTTCCCAGCGCTTGCGAGCCTTGGCGTTGGATCGCTGGTTTTCCGCGTCTACGAACGCCCGGAAGTCGGGGTCGTCGCGGTACCTAGCTTTCCAGTCTGCCTTCTCCTTGGGAGTGGCGTCGGCAGGGGGCTGGGAGGTGGTGGCTTCCGTTGACTCGGTGCTGCTGGTCTGAGTGTCGGTGCTGGATGGCGCTGGGGCTGAATCAGCCGGCGTCTCCGGGGCTCCGCTCACGACGGGCGCAGTCTCGTCGGGCATGGGTGCTCCTATGCGGTTGAAGTGCGCTACGCTGAGCGCGTGCGGTACTTGCGCGAGGTCGGGCGCGTCCTTGGCCCGGTTGCCCTGGGCTGGATCGCGTTGGTCGCGCTCGCACTGCTCACGCTCTTAGGCGTGATGTCGGGAAATCTGCTTCTCAGCCTTGTCGCGGGTGGGGCGATGGGCTGGGTGATGCTTCGGTTATTCGGACTCGGCGGCGGCTATAACAGCCCCTAGCGGGCTCGAATAGCGCGGTTCTCGCTCTCCTGCTCGCGCTGGGCCCTGGTGTACGCAGGGTTCACGCGGCCCTCGTAGCGGCTCGCTAGACGCCGTTCGTCAGCTGATGGGCGCGGCGCGTTGCGCGGGTCACGCTCGTAGGCGTTCACCTTCGAGATCGCGGCGCCGATGCGGGCCTCTTCCTTCTTGTCGGTGACGCCACGGAAGCGCTCGGGCAACCCCTTGTCGGCAGGGTTGGACTGGATGCCGAGTTCTGCCTTGATGTCCTCACGGAGGTCATCCATGGCGATTTTGAGCATCCCGTTCTGGCGGTCAGGGGTAGCGCGCTGGTACTCAGGCATCGCCCGTACTTCCCTCGCGCGTGCTTCCTGCTGACCGTTGAAGCGACGATCCAATTCGGCATAGGCGTCTTCTTCAAGTTGCCCGCCTGAGTTCTTCACCACGCCCCGGAATGGGTTTGGCTCGCCCGTGATCACACGTCCGAGGCCGCCCAGGTTTTCGTTGATGGCGAAGTCGATCCCCTTCGGGGAGCCCCCCACGTTGTCGGCGATCAACTTCGAGACTGCGCTGCTGCGGTCATCGCGCTGAGCTGAAGGCGGCAAGCCCTCAAATCGCCTGGACACGATGGGGGAGTTCGTGAAGAACTTGGTGTTTGTGTCTACCTCAATCGGGGTCCGGGCCAGCGCTGGGATCATCCCGCCCACTGCCGAAGTTGCCGTCTCGCCGGAGATCGGGGTCATGCTCCTGGCCAACGAGCCTGCGAACTCATCCCACCCGCGCGGGTCGGTGCCGTCCATGTTCTCCATCTGCTTGATCAGCGGAGAAGCGAAAACGCTCCACTCACGGAGCGGGATGGCGATGTAGTTGAGCTTCTTGTAGCCAGGGCCGTCCGGGTCCTTCTCGGAACCGGGCAGCATGACGACCATGTTGCCGTCCTTGATGTAGTCGGGCACGTCGGCGTATTCGGGGAACTGACGGTTCCAGGCGTAGGTTGCGGCCGCAGTGCCAGCGACGCTCGCCAGGCGCCAGCGAGCCGCCGGGTTGTCGCGCATCAGTCGGCCCATGTTCAGCGTGCCCTGGGCACGGGCATTGAGGAACAGCACCCAGCTATTGGCGAGCTTCACCGCTTCGCCGCCGCGGGCGAAATCGATCGTCACTCGACGGCCGTCGAGTGCCGCCTGCCCTACTGTCTTGCCACGCTCAAGGTTCCGTTCGAATGAGGCCAGCCTCGGCCCGAGCTCGATGACCTGCCCGGCCTTGGTGATGGGCTTCAGTGTGGCGAGGTCGCGCGTTGCGTAGAGCAACCGCTTCCAGAACGCAGTGTCCTTGACCAGGAGGCCACCCGCGTTCTGGACCATCTTCTCGATGTCGTCCGCATCGCCGCCGAAGTAGCCGTCCATCGACCCGCCAGCGCGCATGTACTTCTGGTAGAGAGGGCCCTGGCGGGCGGCCTCTACGTACATCTTCGGGATCTTCGCGGTTGTCTTCGCGCCTTCCTTGATGAAGGTCGTCACGGCGTCGGCCAGCGCGTTCGTGACCACGAAGGCAGGGGACAGCGCGGTAGCACCGACTCGCAGCGGGGCGTTGATCCCGCGGCCAGTGGCCATAAAGATCCGTGTTGCGGCGGAGAGCGAGGTGTCGTCCATCGCCTTCGCGGCGCGCTCCACCGTCTCAGGCACCTTGTAGGAGACTCGCTGGCCGTTCTCCCAGAAAGAGAGCGCACCCTTGGCGTCTGGGGCTGCGGTCTTCAGGCGCTCCACGCCTTCGATGCCGTTGCTCTCCAGGCCGTGGATGATGGTCCTGATGGCGTCGTTGCGCCGTGTGGCCACGTCACCCTGCAGCGTGTGGCGCAGGGCCGAGAGAAGCGGCTCTTCGGTGTCGGCCGTGGCGCCGTCTTCCATGAGGCGCCGCATCGTGTTCGTCGGCTGGTTCAGCTTCTTGCCGATGCCCATCACCTGGCCGGCGGCCTTCTCGATGTTCTGCATGGCCACGGTCGGGTTGTAGTGCGGGTACTCGCGCAGCAGCCATTCGCGCATCTCGTTGGAGATCAGCCCGGAGCGGGCCTTCTCGTCCAGCATGGAATCGAGCGCCTGCTGCCTGATCTTGTCGGCGTTGACGATGGCGCCCCACTCATCGGGGCTCAGCCGCTCCTGCATCTCCACGAGCAACTGCTGCGCCCGTGCGGCGCCAGTGCCGCCAGCGGATGAGCGGCGGAGGCCGCCCGCGGTGCCCTTGGCGTTCGCCACTTCGAGATCGCGGTTGAGCTTGACGTAGGTGTTGAAGTTGTCGAGCTGCGTAGCACCGTTCGACGCCTTGCCCCGCAACGTCTCGTAGAGCGGCGTGTACTCGTCCTTGATCCGCTGCATGGCAGCCCCGGCGCGGCCCTGGAACAGCGCCACGGCTTCCTCAGCGTTGCTGCCAGCGAGCCGGTTGATGTCGGCGAAGCGGTCGGCCACCTGGCGCTCAACGGCTTCAGGGATCGTGCTGACGGCTTCACGGATGCGGTTCAACGGCGACCGACTGTCTCGGTTGCGCTGCCACATCGCGGTGATGTCGTCCAGATCACCCATCGTCCCATCGCCCTTGGCGGCTCCGGTCTTGGCGAGGTCTGTACCTGCATCGGCCGCCCTTGCCAGTGCGGTGGTTGGGCCAGAGGGCGGAGCGCCCCGCCCCGCAAACCGAGCGGCGCCCATGCCTGCCAGCGCCCCAGCGGCAGCGCCAGCAGCGATCTTGGCTCCACGGTTCGGGTCGTCGGGGTCGGTGGTCGCAGCCGCCCCAAGCCCGCCCGTCGCACCACCGCCGAGGGTTGAGCCGAACTCAGCGGAGGCGGCACCACCGGCCCGCCCGCTGAGAGCGTTGCGGATTTTGCCTAGAGACTCAGGGAAGATGGCAAGGGCAACGTGCTCGATATCGCTGCCGTCGTCGGCCTTGAGGGGTACCCGCTTGCCGCCCGCGTACCGAATGCCGTCATACCCTCTACGGGCGAGTTCGGCAACTGCTGAGCGCTTGTCCGGTACTTCGTATTCGCCAGTCCAGCGGCCCCCTCGATCAGTGATCCTGGGGGGCTCCGCGACTTCATCCCAGATGGCCTTGCCAGCGGGTGTATCGACATCGAGAAGGTTCAGGCCGCGAGGCACGTCCACCGGGCGAACGTTGCCGCCGCTATTCACATCGAGCAGCCGTGCAAGCTCAGACTCGGACTCAGCGATCATCTGGCGGGTCTTAGCAACGTAGCCTGCGTCATCAGGGGACGGTTTGGCCGCGACCCTTGCCAGCACGTCCTTGCCGTAGGCAATGTTGGATCGGGCAGCCTCTATGCGGCTCGCTGCACCGTCAACGATGGGACTGCGCGTGTCTGCGTAACTGGCCGCCACGCGCGGGTCATCGGTGACGTAGTAGGCCGGCCCGAACAAGCCGTTCTCGTCAAACTTGGCCGGGTTCGGTGAATCGAATGCGTCCCCGGTGCCGTGAAAGAAGCGTCGCATCCCTCCACTGGCGAAGTCGGCGCTCGCTTCAGCAGGCTGGCCGCTGGTCAGGCTAGGCAGCTTCAGACTATCGGCGTACTCAGCCAGCGTGGCGGGTAGCTTCTCGGCACCTTCGCGGATCGTGTCGGCGGCAGCGCGCACCGGAGCGGAGCCAGCCGCGGCCTTGATGCCTGCGCCTGCCACACGCCCCAGAGCCTCGCCCGCTACGGCATTGACGGGGTTGATGATGTCGCCCGCTAGGTCACCGACTCGGCCACCAATAACCGGTACCTCGGCGTCGGCCACGGGGCGGGGGATAACGAGGTCCGCGAGATCGCGAGAGAAATCGCTGACGAGCTGGTTGCCTCGGCCAAGTACTTCAGCCGGCTCCGCTGGCGCACGGTTTGGCGTCACGCCCACGTAGGGGCTCTCAGCCGCCTGGCCGCCCCATTTCGCGGCTTCCTGGGCCTGCCAATCGGGGGTGCTCTCCTGTTGCACGGGGCCCACTGGGGCCTCCGTGAGTGGGCTGAGCGGCGCACGGCTTGTCGGTGCGCGCTGCTGGGCGCCGTAGCCGGCCACCAGATCCATGATGTCGCCAGCGAACTGGCTCACGATGTCGCGCCCGTAGTCGGGCGAAGGGCTGCTGGCGGGGGGAGCCATCGGGAGAGGGGCCGACTGCTCAAGCGCGGGGGGGGACGCTGGGGGACCACCCGCCATGTTGGGAGGAACGAACGGCGTGTGGTCCACGTCGTTCTGGAAGCTGCCCAGCAACTCATCGCCACTGGGCAGAACCACGTTCTGCGGCGTAACCGGTGTCGGCGGGGCGATCTGCGCCAGTTCGTCCTCAAGCTCACCGCTGAGGTTGGCGCTGATCGTGTCCGCGTTGAAGCGCTGGTACTTGTCCTTCGTGAGGTACAGCGACATAGCGATACCTCCCGAGGGGTTAGCGGTAGCGGATCGCGGCTACGCGGCGAGGCCGCATCTGGCGGCGCTGCTGGTCGGCCTGCTCACGCTGGAGGCCGATCTGCGCCGCCGCCTGTGACTTCTGGAACTCCAGTTGCTGGCGCTGCAGTTCCTGGTTGGCAGCGTCTCTGGCAGCGGCTTGGGCCAACTGCTGGTTGTTGTAGACAAGCATCGACTGTTGATAGGCCGCGCTCGCCGCCTGGTTAGCCTTCTGGATGTCGAGGGCCTGTTGCTTCTGGTCATTCTCGGTCTGCTGCTGCTGGCGGGTCGTTTCTGCTTGCGCCGACAGGACGGACTCCTGGGTCTCCCTCAACCCGCGCAGCTGGTCGGCTACGGACTGCGGCACTTGCACTGGCTTGCCGTCGAGTCCAATCGTCCAGACCGTAGGGTCAGTGGGTGACGGCGGAGGTTGCTCCACGCCACCATCGCCGCCACCGCCGCCTTCTCCGCCTGGATCATGACCACCGTCGTATCCAGGGCCGCCGGGTTCGCCGTAGCCTGGAATCGGGGGAGGAGGGCCTGGGTACGTTCCGGGTGTCTGCGGGTTGGATACCGCACCTGACCCCACGTTGCCCGGCGAAGGGCTCCACGGCGGGGCCAGCGTCCCATCGTCCTGGTACTGACCGGGGTAATCGGGTGGAGCCGGAGGCTCATAGATCCAGTTGCCCTGATCGTCGTACGGCATCAGGCTAGTACCTCCGTGAAGGAGCAGGCGGCATCCCGAATCCACTGGACACGGGGAGCGCAAGGGTGGGGTCGAGCGGGGGAGGGGCTGGAGGGCCGGCAGGCGTGGGAGCAGGAGGGCCAGCAGGAGCAGGCTGAGGCAATGCCACGCCAGCAGGTGCGAACTGGGGATCAAGCGTGCCGTCCTTGAAGCCATCGGTCAGAGCCGAGTACGCCACCTGGAGCGGGTCGAAGATCAGCGACGCGCTGCCCTTCACGTACACGCCTTTGTCGGCAGCTCTGGTCAGCATGTCGCGGTTGGCGTTGGCCTGATCGAAGAAGGGGCGGGCCTTACCTTCGCGGGCGGCCTGCGCGTCCCGGCGCCGAGATGTCTCCGCGTTCTGGCGGTTCACATCGAGATTGCCCTGCGCCACACTCGCGCTAGCGGCCTCGGTTGGCGTAAAGCCCCTGGAAGCCGTCTCCACGATGCCGCGCAGGTTCGCCTTGATGCGTTCGGCCTCTTCCCCGCTGAGCTGGCCAGCAGCCACCATCTGGTCAACCTCGGCGGCTTTGGCGTGGTAGCGCTGCACAGCCTGACCGAACAGGTCTTTGTCGTCGGGCTTCTGCCAGACCATGGCGGCCTGACCATCAGGGCCGACAGAGACGATGCCTTCCGTGGTGTTGAACAGTTGCGGGTCTTTGGGCTTGGGGCCCTCGTACGCCGGGTTGGGCTCTACGCGAAGTGAGCCGTCTGGCATCTGGAACACCAGCACGGACTCGTTCTTGTCCACACTGATCTGCTTGCCACCATTGGCCGCAATCTGCGTGTTGACGGAGGCTGAACCACCACCACCAGAACTACCGCCTGAACCACCACTGCCGCCGGTAGCGGGAGTCTGGAGCGGTGCCTGCCCGGAAGCTGCGCGCTCCTTGTTGATGCGCGCGATCGCCGCGGCCTGTTCCTTCTGGTCGTAGTCCTTGAGGGTGCCGTCAGGCTTGAACACGCCGAGAGGCACACCGCCTGGGCCCATGAACTCCGTACCGGGCTCACCGCGGGCGGGCTTGTTGGCGTCCGATTGGATCTGCTGCGTGATCCAGTTCAGCTCGGTGCGGGCCTGCGCTCGCTCCTCGGTGCTGGTGTTCGGGTCGTTGAAGACGGCCTGAACGGCGGTGTAGTGCCGCTCAAGGCTGGCACGGTCCGCTGTAGGCGGGCGAGGGGGGACAGTCGTGGAACCAGAGCCCCGCTGGGTATCGGACGGGCCATCTGGCTTAGCCGGAGGCCGCACAGCAGAGAAGTGGCTGTTGCGGACATCCACGTTGCCCTGGCTGTCAATGACAGCAACAGACCCGTCGTTGAACTTGTAGGTGATCTCGCCGTACTCGGCGTCCCTCCCGATGACCGTGGCCACACCGTGCTGCGCTTCAAGAGTGCTCTTCGTGTCTTCCCATGGGAACTCAGACAAGGCCAGCCTCCTTTGCGCGGCGCTTCTCCATCTCGGTCACGAAGCGCACGTACTCGACGGCTCCCTTTTCCTGGAGCAGCTTCTGGGCGGCCTGCGCGTTGGTCAGCGGCAAGCCTGTCTCGGGGTCCGTCTCGTCGGGGTAGAGCACCGAAGGGTTGTCGTAGATCAGGTTCTCTTCGTCGGGCGTGAGCTTCACGCTGTCGAAAGGGGCTTGGTCCTGAGAGAGCTTGTCGATACGGTTGCCGCCGTCGTTCATCGCGTCCACCACCATGTCGAGGGCACCGTCAAGCCAGTTACGCTGCGGCATTGCTCGGCGTCGGCCTGACCGGTTGCCGCTGTGGGGCATCAGGGATGGCGCCACCGCGACGGCGTCCACGGCTTCGACCGGTTGGGGTCGGTGCGGGCTGATCGATGGTGGGGTTGTTGGTGCTGTCGAGGTTGGCCTGGCCCTGGCGGCCACTGGACGCGCCTAGAGCCCCCTGCGCTGAGGGAAGACTGCCGATACCAGGGCCAGCGAGCGAACCGCTCTGCTGCTTCACCAGGGGCGTGCCGTCTGGCCCCATGACGATCTGGCTCATCGCCTGGGCCTCAGCCACGGCATCCGCCAGCCCGAAGCGCTTGATGGCCTTTGTTTCGAGCGCCAGCTGCACCTGTTCACTGTTCCAGACGCGATCGCGGATCTGGCGCATCTTGTGGGCTTCGTAGTCGCCCGTGGGGTTAGCCATGTAGTAGGCCTCTTCGTCATCGAAGATGCCCGCGGCCTTCATGTTCGAAGCGAAGGTGCCGCGCGTGATGTCGTCCAGCTCGCGGTCGATGGTGACGCGAATGCCGTAGTACTCGGCGATATCGCTCTTCTCGACCCGCACAAGGCTCACACCTCGACGGGCGGCTCCGTCTGGGCGGCCTTCGTACTCCAGCCAGACCGGGCCAGGGACACGCTCGCCGATGTGGCGCATATCCATGCTGGCCGTCTCTTCCAGAAGCAGCTCCAGCCCATCGGTGATGGGGCCGAAGATCGATTTCGCCTGGACCGTGCTCTGGGCCGTGTTGTAGCCCGAGCTCGTGGCTTCACCCTGGAGGGTGCGCGGAATGATCCGGTGTACCTCTTCCACCTGGTACTGCAGAAGCTTGTCGAAGTCGATGCCGAGCCCAGGATGGGTGAACGGCATTACCTCTTTGTCCTTGCCGAAATCCATGATGGTGCCGCTCTCGAAGTCCCACTTGTTGAGGACTTTGCCGTCCTTACCGTTGCGGACTTCGACGGTCGGGCCGCCGTTGGGATTGGGGATGTACTTGATGAACCAGGAGGGGTAGGACGCCGCGTACATGGCGTGCAGCCGGTACGTCAGCATCATGTTGATCAGGCGGATATTGGCGTCCACCAGATCGAGCAGAGGCAGCCCGTAGCTCCCCCAGTCGAGGGAGCCGCCCTCAAGGCCCGTGCGGTACGCGAAGGGCACGAACCCGTAGTTCGTGACGATGCCTTCCGTTCCGTACTCCTCGTGCTCTAGCGGGGTGTTCTCCCAGTAGTAACGGCACCGATTGGGGGTGTGGAACTCCACGATTCCCGCCTTGCCGCTCAGCTTCTCTACCCCACCGGACAGCGGGAGGTTGAAGCCACCCGCTCGCACCTCAAGCAACGTGGCCGGGCGCTCGATGAACATGCCGAGCATCCGATCCTCAAGGAAAACCGGGTAGGTGTACTCGGTCTCGATGAGGCGCCGACTGACGGGGGGCTTTGAGCGCGAACGGTGCAGGTCCACCTTGCGCTCGTAAGCACGAGCGGTGGCCGCCTCATCGATGGCCTCTTCGTCCTCAACCGGCTGGCCCTTGTCGTCTCGCCAGAACTCCCGCCGAATCTTCCCGTCTTCGAGGAACACCGGGGCACCCGCCCAGGCGTGGGGAGCGAAGATGCTGCCCATCACCGCGGCGCCCTTGTTGATCATCTGATCGACCGTGAAGGTCCAGGCGTTCTTGCCAGGGAGCGCCGTGCGACGGTCGTACTGGAAGCGGGCCTGCAGGTGGCGCTCCACCCGAGTGGCCTTCTCCTTGATGGAGATGTCGTCATCAGGCGCCAGGCGGCTGTACTGGGGCTCCTTGAGGGTCAAGGTGCCCGTAACACGGGCAGGGATCTCCTTGGCCAGGTTGGAGTGCACGTCCTTGACGTTGGCGCGCTTCCACCCCTTCGGGATCGGCACCTTATCCCGAAGCTCGCGCAGCTCTTTCGCTGCCTCGATCTTGTCGTTTCGCGGGCGCCAGGAGTCTTTGATGCTCTGGAAGAGGTCGAGGACTTCGGAATCGCTCAGCTCATCGAGATCAAGGGAGGGCGTCGGCAAATTGCTGTTCCCTCCGCTGGCGCTGTTCCACCATCTCGGTAAAGGCCACGCGGATCGCGGGCTTCCCGGTCAATTCGTCCATCAGGCTCACCGTGGCTTCGTCCTCGGCCGCCTGTTCGTCGTAGGTGAAGTCCTGCTTCACCGGCTGGGTCAGCGGCTGCTCTTCCTCGGCGTGGAGGGTGAGCGCCATCGTGGTCGCGTCTACCTGGTCGTCATGGGCGGCCAGGGGGAAGTTTTCGAGTTCGGTCAGGTAGGCGCTGAGCCAGGGGGCCCATTTCGGGAACCGCACCTTGCCAGCGGCAAACAGGGGCGTCACGGCGTGTGCGCGACTCACCTTGTCGCGGTCGGGCTTCCACGCCAGAACGGGCAGCATGGTCTGCTCGCGCAGTTCCTGGATGAGGCTCTTGCCTGAGCCAATGTCCTCAACCCAGATCGCCAGGGGCTTCCATTCCCTCGCCAGGCGCTGCATCTGGCGCTTCAACTCAGGCAACTCACAACGGGCCCGGTAGACGTCCAGCAGGCGGTAGGCGTTCTTCTCGCGCCGCCATGTCTGGATCACGCTGTAGTCAGCCGTCGTCTTGAGGCTGTAGGCCGTATCAGCGGTTTGGAAGATGAAACCCGGTGCGTGGGGGTCGTCTTCGAGTTGGAACCACTCCCGGTTGAAGATCGCGCCCTCTTCCGCGCTCGGGCGCCCACAGTAGAGCGCCTGCCAATCGCGGTCAGGCATGGAGGCCTTGAGTTTGAGGAGGTCGGCTACGTCGTACCGGCTGGGGGCCAGGGCCTCGCCCAGTGCTCGCTCCAGCGGATCGCCTTCCTCGGCCAGCGCCGTGAGGTTGATGACTTCGTACTGGTCAGCGTCCGGGTGGTCCTTCGCCCACTGGAGCAGTCGCCCAATCAGGTCGTCGTGGTGCCACTGGGTGGCCACGATCAGTACCCCGCCGCCGTGCTGTACCCGGTTGCGGAAACCCGTCCAGTTGGCCCACGTCAACTCGCGTTCCGTATCGCTGTCGGCGTCCGTCTGGTTCTTGACCGGGTCGTCCACAATCAGGACTTCCAGCGACCGGCCCGTAATCGCGCCGTCTCGACCGACAGCGGTCATCCCGCCACCGCCGCACTTCCGCGTCAGCGCCCAATCATCTACCGCCGTGCTGCTGGGGTCGAGCTCCAGCCCAGGGAAGACCTCCTGGTACTCCTCGCTGGTGAACACGTCTCGCGCGTCCCTTGCCAGCCTGCGGGCCCAGTCGGCGCCGTAGGACATGAGCCCTATGCGCCAGCGAGGATTGCGGCCCAAGATCCACCCAGGAAGCCGCCGCGAGCCCTGCTCACTCTTCCCGTGCTGGGGCGGCATCTTGAAGATCAGCCGCGGCGCCCGCTTCTGCTCGCAGTCCTCCACGAACTGCTGAAGCCGCTTGGCGACGTACTTGTGGACGCGCTCGGCCTGGTAGTCCTTCTTCGTGTACTTGACGAACGGCAGGAAGTACTCACGCGCCAGTCGTCTGGTGGCTTCCTGCTGGAGCCTCGCCTGGTCGAGTTGAACGCTAGGAGCCGTAATCGACCCCACCCCGATGCCGCACCACGGCAGAGCCCTTCACCACCTTGACCATCTTCCCGTTGGGCCCACGGACAGCCGTCTCCTCAGAGAACAGCGTTCCGTAAGTCATCCTGGTCACCACCACCTCACCGGGATTGCCCACGTGCGGGGTGCTGATGTCGGTCACCTTCGGGTCGTCGGTCATCCCAAGAGCCTCGGGGCGACCCAACCGGGGTACATCCGGTTAGTCTCTTGAAGGAGCCCGCCTAGAGCCCTCGCACAGTCGTTGTCGCACGCAAACAGGTGTCCGTCAGGAGAAACAACCGCTACGGCCGCTGGCTTTCCCGCAATCAGGTGACGGCACCACGCACACTCAGGGCGGGGCGTTGAGGCAGGTTTCGGCTCAACCGGCGAGAGGGCCACCACGGGAGCACTCACCACCGCAGGGGCAAGCCTCATGAAGGTTCTTCGGTCCATCGGAGCCTCCCGTACACGCGCTAGTGTGGTTATCCGAGACGTAGCAGCAAATCGACTCGACCCGAGCCTGTCTCGACCTACCCCCGCCCCCTCGTGCGTGTGCGGAGGCGTCTGTTAACCGGCGGTCAGCTCGTCTGGTTGAGGCAGGGCGGGGAGGTCGTCCACCAGTTCCCGGAATTCGGCAGGCACGCTCTCCAGAAGCTCCGAGTGGGACATGCCCTCAACCGCCCGGTGCTCATGGTTGACGGTGCCGCTGTTGGTGACCTGGAGCTGCTTGTTCTCGTACCAGTCCTGCCGGAACTTGGGGTGCTTGCTCAGCAGCTTGTCCGCGGCCTGGGTGTCGGTGTGACCGCTCTTCGGGTTCTCGGTCGTCGCGTTGTGGTAGAGCGAGTGCGTCAGCTTCTGAAAGCAGGCCGCTTCTGCATCCGCGAGCCGCTGAGCAAACCGGACAATGCGGGCTTTTGTGTCAGGGTCTACCGGGGAGGAGGTGCCTGGCCAAGTGTTGGAGTCATCCTCGGCGATCAGCTTCCAGCGAGCGACGGTGCGAGCGTCGATCCCGACTGCTCTGGCGGCCACGCTTGCGGGAGTGCCCTTCTCGACCGCATCGATGATCGCGGCCTCGCGTTCGGGGGTGAGGACGGTCATGCCGTGTCCTCCTGGGTTCCTAGTGGCCGGGGCTCTCACGAGGAGGCCCGCTGGGCGCACTTGTGGCTACCGCCCCAAGAAATTAAGGCAGGGGGGTACAGGCCTTAGTGTGGCAGGTTGAGAAGGGAGACGCAAGCCCTGTGCCCGAAATTGGGTCAAAGTTTGCACCGGCACAAACTTTCTGAGGGGTCCGCATCTCAGGTGTCACAAAAACCAGCTCCCCCGTAATACCCCCTTGACGGTATCCATTGGTTACCTTAGGATGAAGGTGTCAGGCGAGTACCAGCCGCCTCGACAACCAACAGGAACGGACATAGGAGGTCCACCACCATGCCTACCGCCACCACGCTCCACTTCGACAACTTCAGCAACCTGGCCACCAGGCACCTGTACTTCCGTGCTGGCTGCGGCGAGATCAGCACCTTCAACGCCTACGCCACAACGGATGATGAGATCACCTGCGACCGATGCCGAACTAGCGCGGCGTTCAAGGATGCCCACGCCGCCGAACGTAAGCAGCTCCTCGGGGATGTCCAGCAACTCCAGGCGCAAATGGGTTGGAAGGACCATCTCTTTCAGTCCGCGGTGATTGCCCAGCATGGAGCGAAGCGAGCCGGCGACATGCGCTACCGCCAGGATCTGGACAACGACGCCACCCATGCGGCTCGCGTGGCCTTCCACGATTCTTCGGCCGAGTGGCGCATGGCCTGCGACCGGCTCCGGGCCTACGACAACCGCCTAGCTGGCTGGGGAACAGCGATCAAGCGGGCCGCCTAAGCCGAAACGGCCTCCGGGCCGTCTGCTGGGGATGGTCGCCCAGCACTGATGAAGGCAGACCAAACAAAAAGCGGCTCCGCGGTGGGTACCAGCCACACACGGAGCCTCACCACCCAACCGGC